CTCCTGTCGTATTGATTTCTAGGCTAATCCTTTTTTGATAAGAGGATACTCTTTAGCCATTGCCAATTGGATATCCATTAAGGATCTTCCAAATCGCATGGTTTGAGCTTTCGCTATTATCAAATCTGGATCGTCTCTCAATTGGTTAAACAATTTTCGCCCAAAGGTAGAAAATGTGAAGATTAATTCTTCAGATTTTCTATCTTGAGTAGAAAGTTTATCCAGATCTAATAAAGTAATTGTTTCTAATTGCTTATTTAGATCAGTAGTATATCCCATTGCTTTATTCATTTCATGGAATCGTTTTACCGATCCATAAATTGATATAGTTAAAGGATGTACTTCTATTGGAGTCAAGCCATCTTGGAATCCATGGCCTATTGCCAATGGATAAGATTCTTTAAACTTAGTAAAATAAGTAGAGAGTTTCTTAGCCACTGACATTGCCATGCCATTCACTACCCCTGATCCAGCTCTAATCCATTCACGGTTTAGACTTACTGAGTCAGAAGGTATAATATAATCATTGGATCTTGTGGCATGAGCCATAAAAGATCTGGTTCGATATTCGTCGAATTCTTTAGTATTTCTATATACTAATTGTAATTCTTCGAAACATCTAACGAATAATTTAATCTGAGAAGGGCTATAAGCTCTTTTCTGTTTAAACAATCCGTTATTTGGTATCGAATCAAAGAAATGAGATGATGATGGAATAGTTAATCTTTCCGTCAAATTTCTCATAACTTCAATTGAAGATATTATTGATCTAGGCCCTCTTCCTTTATATATTAATTCTAATAATTGTGAATACAATAATTTAGGATTAGATGTATTAGAAGAGAATCCAGCGATGGGAACTGGGGATATTTCAATCCCTTTGTTGAACCATCTCTTAGCAAACTCATATGTATCTTTTGATACATGTGACTTACTATTAGATATTTCAACTCCCAGATCTCTAATTAAAGAAGTATATTGTTTAGCGATTTTATTGTTATAAATAACAACATCATCACCTAATAATATATAATCTTTAGTTGGATACAAGTTTTCTTTATAAGCTGCATATTGTACTATCATATGATGGCACAATGTAAATGTAGCCCATGAAGATCTTGCACCCATCGGTTGTCCAACTTTATAACTAATTAATTCTTTAATTAGTTTTGGAGTTGACTTTCCAACCCAATATTGGGCTATGAAAGGTTCGGCAACCATTAGATTTTTCCACGCACCTGCAAATCCAGGACCTGCCACTTCTGACAGGAATTGGACTTGCAACGTGATTGGAAATCGATCAGTCGCTGCGCTTAAATCAAGAGAATGGTAGCATTCCGAACTCAATTTATCAGTAATTACCGGATCTTGAGTGAATGTTCTATCCTTTGGAAAATTAAATTTCAAAGAATTGAATGCCCACTCAGCATATGGTGTTAAAGCTAATTGTGAAATGTAATCATAACATCCCACAATTCTAACTTTAGCTTCGGGATCGTCAATTCGTAAGAATTTTCGATTTCCGATTCTAGGGTCAGATGATTTCCATCCCTTTGAGAAGGATGATATCAATTTATCTTCATCAATTTTAAATGATGATTTTAAATCTTTAACCCATTCCATAAATTTATCCCCTCCTATATAAGCTAACCCCCAAAGGTTTCTTCCAGTAAATCTGGAAGCACTAATGTGGGCACTTAATAAGGCAGGACCAATTATTGGACCGGCTTTCATTGATAAATATGAGATATATGGACTAGGACGATTACTTAATGGATCAAAATGTTGACAAAAATCTTGAACAAAGATTTTTACAAAATCTTGATCTATTGTTCCAATGGAAGCAGG